ATTCTTTCACCATTAACTAATTTTGTTCTTGCCATATTATTTTTCCTTATCTATATCTATTTATACAATTAACACACACCATATAATTTAATTGTTCCTGCATCTAAATTACCTGCTGATGCAGTAAATTGAACAGCATTAATTGCACTTGTAGTTTCAAATTGACCTGATGTAAAATAATGCACAGTTTGAGGTGGACTTTGAAAATTCATACTACTAAATTCAGTTTCATAATGTTTCATATGAGTAGTTCCTGCAGGATTAAATAATTTTAGAAAACCAGAACATGAACCATCACTAGGATTACCCATACCCTCATTAATAATAAAAGAACTTGTAGATTGTGCTACAGAATTACCTGCAACCTCTCCGAAAAAAGTAAAACTACCATCTTCTTTATGAGCAGCTCTCCAGTTTGTATTTGTGGTTTGTGTTGCATAAGAACTACCACCATTTGTTGATACTTGCATTTTTAAATGTCTATCGTTTTCTTCTGGATGTATATTAGTAAAAAGAAACCAATATTGATTATATGTTGAATCTATATTTGCTGTAATAGATACGGTTGCATCACTAGATATTGTAGTAGTTGATAATAACTGCATAGTGACCACACCAGGCATTTCTGTAATACTACCTAGTGAAGTGTTATTAAATGCACCTGCACCTAATATACCAGATGAACCAATATTGTTTGCGAATCCTCTTGTTATTGCACCCATTTTATATTCCGCTTATGTTTACGTCCCTTATGCCGTAAAGTTTTATTATTCCTGAATCTAAGTCTCCACTAGACATTGAAAATTTTACAGCATTTATTGCTGATGTTGTGTTGACATATCCTGCTAAAAATTCTCCTTGATGCATATCCACATTTGCAGACGCCATACATCTTCCTTTAAAATGTTTTACAAAAGTGGTATCACTTGGGTTAAACAAAAACATTTCACCTGCAAGTGATTGATCATTGTCATTACCTGTAAATCTAGTTAAGTTAGCACCACCAGTTGTATTTTGTAAATCACCAGATGTGTTATATGCTACATCTTCATTACCACCTGCATCTGCCTCATCATGAAATGCTTGAAAGAATACTGTTTGTTTATTTAAATTATAAGTTGATCCGCCATCAGTTGAAAAGTCAACCAAAAAATTTTTACCATCTGTTTCAGGATGTATGTCAATAAATTTAAAAGCATAAACATCATAGGTATTATCAAGACCTGTGAAGGTTATGGTAGCATCACTAGATAATGTTTGTGATGAAACTGGATGATAAGTATTATCTGTTGCACCTATTGCTAAAGATGTGATTGCACTAACAGTTGCATCATTAACACCACTTGCAGCTATTCTACCAGCTGTCGTAATATTATTTGCTAATCCTCTTGTTATCGCACCCATTATTTTAATCCGTAAACTCTTATTTGTCCTGTTTGTAAAGTACCAGAAGCAAAACTAAATATTACAGCATTAACAGCAGATGTAGTATTTAAATAACCTTGACCAAAGGTATAATATTGAAAATTGTTTCTATCATTTGCTGATACACAGCTCCACCAGTGTTTAACAAAAGTAGTTGAACTAGGATTAAAAATCCATAACTGACCACATACACCGTGATCTGCATCACTACTTACATTTCTTGCTATTCTTTTACCACCTGTAGATTGTGCTAAATCTGCACCTGAATCATAACTTAAATTACCTCCAGTTCCATCTTCAGCAAATCCAGCATCAAATATTGTTGATGTTTTAGTCACATTATAATTTGAACCAGAATCAACAGAGGCATTCCATCGAAACTCTTGATTGTCACTTGATGGATGTATATTTGTAAATTGAAAACAGTAAGCAGAATATGTGCTATCAAAAACAGCGACACCACTTCGACCACCATGAACATGTTCCATAGATGAATCACCACCTAAACCATAACCAATAATTGGAACTAAATCACTTTTAGCGGCAGCTGGTAAGGCAGTAATATTACTTAAAGATGTGTTGTTAATTGCACCAGATGCCAGCCTACCTGCTGATCCAATGTTATTAGCAAAACCTCTTGTAATTGCGCCCATTCATCTACCCTAAACCTATTATTATACTAAAGGTAAAAACCTAAAAGTTATTTCTGCACTTGCCGCTGGAGCAGTTGCAAAAGTTAAATTTGTTCCTGATATTGTGTAGTCGTCTGTTGGAACTAAACAGATACCATTTACAAAAACTAAAACATCATTTACTGCTCGACTACTAACACCTAATGCAAATACAGTAGTTGAACCATCACCTGCATGTGATTTGTTTGTAGTATAATCACTTGCTGAAACAAAACCAGAAGCAGTACCACTATTTTGTATTGTACTACCTGATAAAATAGTAAAAGTATTAGCAGTAAATCTGAAATCATCAGCACCTGCAATCTTAATATCTATTTGATCGTCTGTATCAGAATGAATACTTGTATCAGCATCAGCATCTAAAACTAATTCTTTACCATTAATATCTAATTTACTAGATGTTAATTGAAATACATCAGAACCAGCAATCTTAATATCTATTGTATCGTCTGTATCTGCTGCAATAGTTGTATCACCATCAGCGTCTAGTACAAACTCTGAACCTTTTAAATCTGTTATCTTAGCAAATGCTTCATTACTGAAAGATGTTATAACATATATTTCTGCTGAAGCGACTGGCGCACTAGAGAATGTAATTCTTTTTAAATCACCTGATCCATCTGCTCCTAATGTGTATGCTTTACCACTACCTGGTTCTTGTCTAACATTTTCTACAAATACTTGTAAAGCATTTTCACCACCTGCTGGTACTGTATTTGCTAAATCAAATGTTGTTGTAGAACCATCACCTGTAAAAGTATCTTTCGTAGGTGCTACTCTAAAGTTAGTTGTTGGTCTTGCGCCTATATATGCCATTTATTACTTTCTATACATCTTCTAATACTGAAACTAATGCATCAGCACTATTAGAAGCACTTGCTGAAACTCTTAATACATCTGCTGCGGAACCTGTATTTTGCAAAACAAGTTTGTTTCCAGACATTACCTCTAGTGAGGAACCCGCAGGAATACTTGCATTTTTTACGATATGCACATCATTTGATCCTGCGTTGTTATCTAGAAATACACTAGCAGTTATACCTGCTGTTGATGTATTTGCAATAGTGATCCCGATAACTATGCTCTCTAATGCAGAGGAACCTGAACCAGCAGGAACAGTATATACCGCACTCGCAGAAGCACCAGACGAAGTATTCACATTTGTTACTGCAAATCTTTTAAAATCGTTAGCCATCTTTTATATCCTTTTTTACTATTTATACTTATCCTAATGCAACAGCTTGAGCAATCGCAAAAGCATTTGTAGCACCAGCAGTTGTCTGACTTGTGCCATCACTAAATATCACACCAGATGAACCTACTGTGATAGAACCAGTCGTTGTCAAATTCTCATTACCAAAAGATATCGCACCTGAACTATCTGTAATAGAACCACCTTTGACTGTTAATATTGCTGAACTTGTAGTATCAGCAAAACTTGTTGAATTTATCAATGCTAAGTTACCCATTTTTCCATGAACTGTACATTGATAATATAATCTTTGAGGTGTAGTATCACTTACTACGATTTGAGTATATGCACCTGAACTACCTGCTGTTCCGTTTGTTGTAACACCAGTAGTGTATGAATTATTTTTATCTACATCTAAATAAAATGCTAATGGGTGTCCACTATTTGTACCATCTGATTGATTAAATCTATATGTATTACCTGGCACTAAATTTATGAAAGGCGCTGGTACACCATCTATTTTATAACCTAAAGAAGAACCTTGTCCGTTGTATATGTGAGCACTATCTTTAGTGTATCTAGTTACAACAAATTCTGTGTATGTGTTTGAACCATCTGCATTGTATTGACTACCAAAAGCATCAAAGAAAAGATTTTCAGATATATCATTAGGTAATGATAATGTTAAAGTATCAGTCGCACTTACAGCCGTTGTAATATTTGTACCTGAAACAAGTAATGTATTACCTGTAACAATTGCTTGTGTATTAGAACCATCAGATAAAGTAAAACCAGTACCAGTAATACTCGTATTAATTTCATTAATAGCTAAAACTAAAGAACCTTTTGCACTTGTAGATAAAGATGATAGATCACCTGTATCTGTAGCATGTGAATTAAAAGTCGTTCTAAAGTTTTCTAGAGTTTGTGATGATGTTACATTTCTTACTGCCATGTTACTTTACCAATTTACCTAATAGTTGTTTTATTTCAAATAATTCTGCTTTAAGATTATTTATTTCTCTACAAGCATTTCTTAAATCATTATTACTTTGTTTTACTTCTTTTACTCTTTGCATATAAATTTGATAAGCATTTTTATCTGTGTTTAGAATAGCATTTGATTGTGATTCTCTTACTAATGTTCTATGTCCTTCTACCTTTAGATAACTCATTATGTTGCCAATGCAATCGCTCTCATATCCGTTAATCTAGGTGGATATGCAGGATTGGTTCCTTTCATAACTATTTTAATTTTAAAAGAACTAAATTCAGGTATGTCTGATTCGCTAAAATTAAAATCAAAGAAATCTGTTTTATAATTTTCATTGTATGGCGACTGTGATCTATTTTCAGCATTTATTGCTACGTTATCTTGTGTTAATTGTACATAAGGTATTTCAGTTAAAGGTGTCTCATCATCTACACCTCTTGTTTTACGATATACCTCAATTGAAGATGTTGGAAAAATACTTGCAGCTAATCTTACATCAATTGCTGTTGCAGGATTTTCTAAAGAAATTTCTTTTGTAAGATATTTTGCAGCAGCACTACCACCATCTGGATCTGTTTCTGCAACAAAACCAGTCGTGTTACTTGAAGTAGGACTATCTAATTTATTATGAATACAAAATACATTTGTTCTTTGTAAATCTATAATAGGACTAACATTTGCGTTTGTTGTTAATAAAGTGATATTATAGAAGAATGATCTAGCACTTGATAAGTGAGTTGATTCATTTATGTCACTTAGTATCGCTTTTGCACTTGTAAAGTAAAAGTTATCATTAGGCACAATATTAGTAAATGAACTTTCAGTTGAATAAGCTGTTTCACTACCATGAATTGATTGTGTTGAAGTTGTTTTAACAGAATGAACTGATGTTGTGTCTGGAAAATTTAACACACCAATTTGTGGTTGTATTGCTTCAAAGGCACGATCTTGTGTTGCCACAACAGTTGTGCCACCTACTGAACCTGTTGATGTTGCAGGATCACCTGATAATGTAATTGTGTAAGTTTCTTCAGTTACATTACCAATATCATGTGTGCCATTTATAACACTACCTGCTATTCCATTAAAGTCAGTTGTTGAACCAAGACCAGATATTGTAACTTTACTTGGTTTACTATCAGTCATACCATGACCAGGATGTGTGATACGAATAATATTTGGATTACTACCAAACGCTGAACCACTACCTGAACTACTATTTGTTTCAATAGGATTATTTGCTAATGTTTTACTATCTATCGTGTCGTTAGTAAGTTTTAATGTACCAGTTGTGTTTCTAGTAAATGAACATTTAAATAAAGTGAACTTTAAATCTTCCATTTGATCTTCAGACCATACTGTAGTATTTTGTGATCTAAAGAAAGAACCAAACAATGGTTGTGTTGATATTCTTCTTGTACCACCAATGTCTGTATCACCAAGTCTAGATACCCAAACTTTATATTTTTGACTATCTGGTTTAATGATGATAGCATATTCTTTATTACCTTGACAATATACAGGACTAGGAAAAGTTACAGTGGTTGATGATGAAGCGTCTGTGCTAGTATTAACACTTGAAGGATTTAAAATAACTTCAGAGAAAGGTAATATTCTTTGACCAGGTCTGCCGTTAATTGTATCAACAATATAAACCTTAACAGGTATATTATCATCTTTTTCACTAAAAAATAAATCAACCTTAGATAAGAATACACCTTCAGATTCTTGAATTTTAAATGTTTGTGCGACAGGATCAGGTAATCTTGTCCACCTTCTGTTAGGATCATCTCTTTCTTCTTGTGTTAAACCGCCACGACCACCTCTGACTTGTTCTGTTCTAGTTGTATCTGTTACTCTTATTGCTTCATTCTGTGTAACTGTTCTCGCTCTAGTAATAGGAACCCTAGTTGCTTGTACAGTTTCTTCTTGTGTAATTTGTAATCCTCTAGCAGTATATCTTCCATCAGCGAAAGTATCAACATCTTGATCAGTTGAACTATTGGTTGATGAACTTGTTAATCTAAATATTCTTTCACCTGCTCTAAATCTTGTTGTATCTGTATTAGGTATTGCAAATGTTCCTGATACAGCACCATTAGCGTCAGTTGTTAATGTGCCACCAAGCACACCACTTGTAGGTGTAACAAAAGCAGACACATCAACATTATCAAAGAAAGGAAAAACTTTTGTATTAGGTTTTAATCTTGTACCACTAAATGATATTGTTCTTGAACGAATAAAAGGTATGAAAGATATATCAACAATACGATCACCAAAAGATTGTCTATTTACATTTGAACCAACAAGTTCTCTTGTAATACCGGATCTTGTTTGTGTGCCTGTTCTACCTTCTTGTATTGTTCTTGTAAATCCTTGTGTGGTATTTGTATTCCAGCGACCTGTCCAGTTTGTTTGCCATTCGTTCCATACTGTTCCTATAGCATTACCCATACCAACAACATCTCTTAATGATTCAAATATACCATTATCATTTACAATTAAGTCTGGTCTTCTTTCTATATCTTTCCATTCATCTACATCTGGTGTTAATGCAACCTCACCTTGATATTGAAATACTAGAAAAGGATTACAGTTTACAGTTTTACTTGCAAATTCATTTTGTATAAATGATGTTGATGTGTATGGTAATGTAATTAAATCACCAGTCTTTTGATAACCAGCACCACTTCTTAAGCTATCTGTATTTACAGTTGCGTCTTCAATTAATTTAACTTGATCAGTAAAGTGTGTAGGTCTTAATTCACCTTCTGCCATATCCATCGCAGCTCTATATTCAGTTGAAAATACATCACCTACATTATGACCTTTGAAACTATCTACAACAATACCATTTTTAAATCTGTCTAATCCAGTTGTTGCGTCTTGTATTTGTGTGTTGATTGCTTGTTGTTCTAACAATGAAAGTTGAGTATAATATTCTATATTCTTAATACGATTTTCTAATTTACCAATATCTCTCATTGTAAATCTTCTATTATCAATAGTGGTTATTCTTACATCTGCTGTATTAAAAGTAAAAGCAGGTAAACTTAAATAATATAATGCCATTGAATCATCAATAGGCTCTGGTCTTTGTGGATCTATTGCACTTGTGCCTTTTGCTTGAACAAAGTTTCCATCTTTATGAATGAATATACCATCTATTCTTGATAGATAAAACTCAAAGTCACTTGTTAAATCACTACCTGGTTTAGGCATGTCAACAGCAGACGAACCTGCATTGACAAAATTCTTTGCACCTGTAGCGTCTTTATTATTGAAACCTACAACCTCACTATCGTCTGAAACTCTTGGTCTAAAATCAACACACTCTCTTAATTCTAATTTACCTTTTGACGGACTATCAAATGAAGGTATGTCTTCATAATCAACAGCACCTGAATAACTATCTACTGAAAAGTAATCACCTGCACCATGTGAGAAGTGTGAGAATGTAATTAATAATCTACCAGTGGGTGCTAGTGAACCAGGTTTTCTAACAATAGAACCTATATCGTAAAAACTATCTCTTTGTCCATTATCTAATGTAAATCTATCTGTAATATCTGTATCACTTGTTGTCGCTGACGTGCTAAAGTCTGCAGCCATATGCACACTTGTTAAAGCAAAAATATCTGCTTTACCTAAACCAATTCTATTCTCTTGTGATAATGCCTGTGTAGTAGTTGTTGCAGTTATACCTGTTTGTAGTGTTTTTGTTTTTTCACCTGCTACACTTCTTGTTATTGTTGCGACTAATTTAACTTTTGCTGTTCTAAAGTTTGCACCTAAATCTACTTGTAACTGTCTACCTGATGGAGTACCAGTCAATGTGAATATAGCTGCACCTTCGTGATTATTACCTGATAATGAAACAAGATCACCAACGGCACCTGAACTTGCACCTGCAGTCATTATTTGTAAAGTAAAGTCTGCTTCACTATGACTATCAAAAGTTTCGTTTGCACCTGCGTTAAAAGTTGCAACACCATTTGAATCTAATGTCTCTACAAAAGTTCTTCTTACTTTATGGTTAGTATCAGTAATACCAGAGTTGTCAGTTGTCTTTAATGTTTTAATAACATCTGCTGGTAATTTATATACAAGTGAATTTTGATCTATGTTAGAAAGTCTTACTCGTCTTCTTACAATTGGTGAAGCAGTTGTAACATCAGCAGAACCTGTCGCTGTTGCGATTGTTAATGCAGTATCACTTGTAATTGCTGATACTATAGCAGTAAGTGTTTCACCAGTGTTATCTGTAAATTGAATTAAGTCACCAGTAATTAATTCAGTTGTAAATTTTGTATTTTGACCAACAGCTGTAGTATCACTATTACCAAAAGTAATTGTTCCAGATAGTAATTTAAAACTATCATCTTTAGTATCAACAGCACTTGTTGATAAAACTGTGTCTGCTGTAAATACTGGACTACCTG